GCATTTTCTTTTGTTAACCTTGACTTGTAGTTTTTACAGTGGATAATATTACCAATCACTTGATTGTCGGCATCTTTTTCTTTTCTTTTACCGAGATAGATGATTGATGAGGCAGCGTATTTAAGACCAGAACCACCACCCATTTCTTTTTGTGGGTACATAGAACCTATTACGTCATATGTGTGGTTGGTCATTATCATTGGAACTTTTGCCCTGCCAAGTTTCAATGTTAAAACTCTAAATGTTGATTTGACAATTTGTGATCTTGTCATATCTCTTGTTTCTTTTCCTTCAGCCGTATCTTCCATTTCTTTTGTAGTAGATAACATACCTAAACTATCTAACACAAGCATTAATGGTTTTCTTTTATCTTCTGGCTGTTCTAAGTATTTGTCTAATACTTTTATTGATTGATTTCTAAATTCTTGTACAGTAGCAACTGGAACAATTACCATTCTTGTGGCATCAACACCACGTGATACTATCATCTCTTTTGAGATGGCACTTTCTGATTCAAAATAAATTACACCTGCTTCTTTATCTTTATCTAAAAAGTTTTTACAAATTCCTAAAGCAAAAAATGTTTTACCTGTTGCTGCTTCTCCGGCTATTGCTGTTATTTTATTTCCTGGAAGGCCACCAAAAATACTACCTGATAGTAGAGCATTGAAAGAATACGAACCTGTATCTATAAAATTTGTTACATCAGCACTATCGATACCATCACTTACAAGTGAAGCATATTCATTGCCTACATCTTTAATTATGTCTTTTAAAAAATTGCTCATATTCTAAGTTCTCCTTTTCACTAGATATTAATACGTATTTGATATTCTCATTATATAACATTTCCTTTAGATTGTCAAGTTCTTTTGGATGAAAGTTAGGAGATATTAAATAGGGTGGGTTCTGAAGTCTGTTGATTATTACTATTTGCATATTTATGGGTTTCCACGTTTTTCATTGTATCTTTCTTTAACCTTATAGGTTTCAATTCAGTTTCTCTATTAAGGAACTTATAGTCTAATTTGACTACTTCAAAATCAGCTTGAAGTTTATCTGCTATCTTATAAGGATCAAATTCTGAGCAGCTATAAACATCAAACTGCATAATGGCCGGATCGGTCTCGTCCCATACGTGTATTGCTATATGACTTGTTTCAATAACGGCCACACCTGTGATACCACGATTGCCTACTTTATCACAATACTTAACATAAGGTCCCATTAAAATTTTCATATTGATAAAAGAAATAAACTGCTTCATCCACTCGGCAAGTTTCTGTTCGTCTTTTGGGGGGTTTTTTACTTCAGCACGTATAATTAAGTGCTTGTGTATTAGTAGGTTATTTTTATCCATCTCTCTATTTGTTAAAATTTCTTCCACCATCACATCAAATATATATAAGTTTATTTATATAAATCATTTCTCTATCGGATGATTTGTAAGTCTTTATTTTTTGTCCAAATCTCAATCTCATTTCTTATTCTATTCTCCTTTTTTAATGTTTCATATCGAGTAATGGCTTTGTTTCTCCACCACTCTATTATGTTATTCAACTCAAACTTATCGTATGTATCATCTTTAACGATTACATCTGATTTGCCATTTACTATATCAATATAGTTCTTAATACCATAATGGCTTATATAATATCTTTTCTGTTCTGTCAAGTCTTTTGCATTGTTGATAACTTTATTAAAATTCTCCAGTTCTGTCTTATCGTCTTTTAAAGATCGTTTGATTAAACCTATAATTGAGTTAGTAAGTTTTAATTTTCTACTTGAAGCATCTTCTTTTACTAGATCGCCTACTATATTCTCAACATAGTCTTTTAATTTTTCAAAAGGTAATCCGTGTAACATAGGTATAAAATCACTATCAGTAAGGCCTTTGTATCTGACATAAGGTTTCATACCATCATACTGACTTGATGATTTACTGTTACCATATAAACTTGTAGTTTCAAATAAACATAAGTTCATATTATATTTTTTATTCATCATCTCTCTTACTTTATGACTACAACAAATAGCGGCCAATAGTTTACCACCAAGATAATTATAACCAAAAGGTTGTGACGGTACTATAACAAATCCCATAATGGCCGTTTTATTAAACTGCGATAGATCAGGAGTATTGCCTAACATTTCATTTCTAGGTTTCATATTAATAACTGGTGAAGCCAATCTTATAAACCCTACAAACTTATTAGTTGTCATTTCTTTTACTGCTAGTTTTAAATTTTTACCAGGAATACTTACCATATTACTATGGCTTGAAATCATATTAATACAAGTGTCCCAAGTAACATTGTCTATTTCTAATACTTCTAATTTCATATCTTTAGGCGACATTGTAAAATCGGAAAACAAATCATCTTCTAAACTCATGCCTGGTAATCCAGTAGGAATATTTTTTATAGAGGCCAATTTTTGATCTCTCATATAATCATCTATACGATTAAACCCACCAAAATAATCTTTAAATATTTTAGCACAATGTAGTGCCTGTTCTTTGTTTAAAGTTTTCATATTTGATTTCCCCAACTAGACCAATTATCTTTTTTATTACGAGCAAATAATTCTATATAAGGTCCTTCTAATAATTTTTCAATACGTTCATAAACTTCATCAGGTTTTTTTGAATGTTCTCTTAGTTTAGAAACAACAAGTTGATCTACTCCATTGTTTATTCTTTTTGGTTTGCCTTTAGTTGCTAACAAACACATTTCAGGATTGGCTCTTGTCCAATAACCTAAACCTTTAAAATATCCTGGACTTTTTTTATTTGTTTTCACCCAGGTAAATGCCACAGTTTTATATTTAAATCCCCAAGACTCAATAACTTCAAATGACATTTTTAAAAAAGGATCTGTTACCCACATTAATAGGGTTGAATCGTTTTCTGATATATCTTTAACTGGTAAATTTTTAATATCTTCAATCTTCATACAATCATAATGTTGTGTAGCATTTCTTCCTTCACCTTTTTTACTATATGATTTAAAGTACCAAGGCGGGTCAGCATAAATTACTTTATATTTTTTATTAGGAAATGGTATCATCTATCAAAGTGTCCTCTTATTAATAAAAAATAATATAAAATATCATAACATATAAAATTTAAAGCTGACTGTGTAATGTTAAGACTATATTTTTCAGGAAATAAAGATGGTATAACTACTAAAGATAACCATAAACAAACAAAGTAATGTATTCTTTTATTTTTTGGTAATGTATAAAATAACCAATTCATCATTGAAAAAATGCCTCTAAGTTTGCTTTCTTTTCTTGTGACCAACCAATAGACTGTAATATAAATCTCATAGGGTCTAGGAAAGTTTTTTCAAACTGTGTTTCATAATCTATATATTGTTGTAATTTAAACTCTTTTGGTAGTGTAGTAATGTAACTAATTACATCAAATTTAAATGGATTAGCGTCAACTAGTTTAAGAAATTTAATCTTATCTCCTTCTTGTATAAAAGGATATTTGTTTGATAGTTTAAACTGTTTTATCTGGTGATTATATATCAAAGCTCCTTTAACGTGTATTGGTGTGCCTTTAGAAAAGATACTATTGCTGTCATAATACTTCTTCATATTATTACAAGATCGTGGAAAAGATATTTGTTCGGCCGACATAGTAAAAAACTCTTTTTTAAAATCAGCAATAAAACTTTGTAATGTTGTTTCGTCTTTATTCATTATAATCTGAATGGCCTCTTTAATTCTACCTCTACATACTTGTGGTGTTGAAGATTTAACGGCTTCAATACCCATAATCTTTAACTTAGGTTCAGAAAGTCTAACGCCTTCTTCATCTAATACGTTTAACATATATCTTTTTTTAGCCACCCATATACCTTTATTGGCAATTACTTCTCGTTTCATTACCATACAGTTCTTAAAAGCGTTTGTATAATCAGCAAGTTCTTCAAAACATTTATTTAAAAATGGTTCAATTCTACTATCAACCACTTTGTTTATAAAATTACAAATCTGGTCTTCCGTTTTATCTTTACAAGTATGTTCTACAAGTTTATCTAATGTAACATAGATTGAATCTGTATCTGAAGCAACAATATAATCTATCTTATCGTGTGTCTTTAATATATTATTTAAATATGTGTTAACCTTTTCTTCTATAAACCGAATAATAAACTGGCCTGCTGTAGTGATTGCACTGGCCTGTCTTACGTCATAGTATCTAAAGTATTGATTACCAACTGCACCATATGCGGAGTTTAAAGCAATCTTTCTTGCCCACTGAATATTATGACAACGAGATATTTCTTTTACAAGTTCAGGATTTTTAGTTATCTCATATTCTTTTTTTGCTTTTAGCATTCTATTTTTGTAAATGACACGTTCATTGTACATTGTTTCCATCATCTCTGGTAAAAAACCTTGATTGTCATTTTTAAACAAAGCACCATTCGGAGTTATACAAGCTCCTTCTGTTTTTAAATATGCTAAAGGTGTAGATTGATTTAACATTTTGTTTACTGAAATGCCTGATGGTTTTTCACCTATGATTTTTTCTGGTGAAATATTATATTGTATAATGATATGCGGATATAGTGAGTTAATATCAAATGAAACTATCCACTT